AGGCGGGGATATGTGGCCTATATATTTAAAAGATAGTAAAAATAAAACAATCGAGGTTAAATTAAACCCAGGAGATATGTTAGTTTATAAAGGACAAGAACTTAAACATTGGAGAAAAAAATTTAAAGGTGATTTATGTATACAAGTATTTTTACACTATAATCAAGTAGGGGTAGGTTGTTTAAATGATGGTAGACAATGTTTAGGAATGCCGCAGGATGCAAGAAAAGATGATTAAAAAATTTAAAGATTATTTAACAGAGCAAGATAAAAAATTTATAAAAGAAACTGTATTAGGTCCTAATTTTTCTTATTACTTAAATGATCACACAGTTAAAACTGATTCTATTGTAGACGCTAAAAATTATTTTTTTAGTCATACCATCATACTTAGACCAGAACTTAGAAACCCTGACTTTCCATATAATTCAGAGCACTTTGAATATTTTGTAAAACTTATATCTAGGGTGGTAAAAAAGATAGATATAAATTTAAAAGAAATTTATAGAATGAGTTTAAACTTAACTTTTTCTAATGGTATAGATGGTTGTCCTGAACATCAAGATCACGACTATAAACATAAAACTATAATTCTTTATCTAAATGAGTGTGATGAAGAGGCAAGCACATTTATTGTTGATGAGAATAAAACCCATGAAATAAAACCAACGTTTAACACAGGAGTTTATTTTGGCTCTAATATACACTCTATGAAAAATCCTAAACATGGTTTAAGATTAGTGTTAGTAACTACTTTTATATAATGGAAACTGTTTTTGGATATCCTGTTTTTACGGTTAATGTATCAAATGCAAAGTTTGATCGTAAAAAAATTATCAAACAAATAGAACATAATTATAAAAAAGATCCAACCAGGGATTCATTTCCGTTTAGTAATAATCACCAAGAACATAAAGATAGAGATAATAAAAATTTTAAAACAATAGATTATAGTTCTCTTTTACCTATTTATAATGAAGCTACTAAAACTTTTTTTGAATCTTTTAAATTAAATAAACCTTTTGATTACTCTTACACAATAGAAAATTATGTTGCTACCAAAAGAGGTCAATATATGTTTCAGCATGTTCATCCTGGTTGTCATTTTTCTGCGGTTCACTATTTAAAATTTAATCCTTCCATACATCCAAGAACTATTTTTGTAAATCCTAATCAAGTTTTACCTACGTATTATAGTGACTACAATCCTACGTTTCAAAAAGCTGTAAAACCTGATACAAGTGTAAGTTTTTGTATGAATCATTTTAGCTTTGATACTATTGAAGATGACATTACATTTTTTCCTAATACGTTAGAGCACTTTGTTCCTTTACAAAGGAAGAAGTCTAATGAAATGAGAATTACAATTGTTTTTAATATTTATGTTAAACAAAAGAAGGAAGACATAAAAAGAGGATATTAATTATGAAAATAAAATATGACGTAGTAGATAATTTTTTACCTGAAAAAATATTTAAACCCATAGAGGATTGGTTAACGGGTCATAATTTTCCTTGGTACTGCGGCGGTGAAGGTGTGGGTAAACCAGATGCAAACGATGGTGTATATCATATTCATACCTTTTATGACAACATGGCTAGACAATCAAATAATTTTAATTTGATTGAACACACACTACATAAATTAAAAGTAAAGTCTTTACTTAGATGTAAAGCTAATTCTTATCCATCTACACATAAAATTATAGAACATGAAAAACATATTGATTATAAATTTAAACACAAATCTTTTTTATTATCTATAAACACGTGTAATGGTTTTACACGGCTTGCTGATGGCACAAAGATATCTAGTGTTAGAAATAGAGGTATATTTTTTGAAGGTTGGAGAGAACATAATAGCTCAACTTGTACAGATAAAAGTAGAAGAATAAATATAAATTTTAGTTATTTTTAAATTATCATTGAAGATATATTTAAAATACTTTACAATGGTTTTATAATAAATATAGGAAAGGTAAAACAATGAAAAAAACAGAAGCGAAAGGAATGATACTTTTTTCCGAGGGAGTTTTTAAAGTAGAAAATATTAATTTAAATCATAAACAAATTTTAAAAGAAATAAAAAAACTAAAGTTTAGAGATGTTGAAAACACAAGCGGTTTAAAAATTAAAAAAAATAAAATTAATAATACTCCTAAAATTACGGAGTCAGTAAAAATCGTAGATTTCATGGAGTCGGGAAATGAACTTGAAAGAGAAATATCAAAACATGTGCAGATTTCTATAGATCATTTCTTTGGTTATAAAGTGGGTTCCAAAATTATAAATTCTTGGGCAACTAAATCACCTCCAGGTTCAATAAATAATTTTCATACACATAGTAATTTTTGGTTGAGCGCGGTTTATTATCCACATGGTTTAAAAAAGGATGATTACTATCTAATGTTTGAGTCTTCAAAACACAAAGCTTTTGCACCTTTAGTATCAACATACAATAATATTAATATGAACTCTGTAAAGTTCGAAACCATGGAGGGTGATCTTTTAATTTTTCCCTCTTATTTAAGACACAAAATTGGTGAGAATAATACTTCAAAAGATAGATATTCTATAGCTTTTAATATTTTACCAGAGGGTGAAGTAGGAGAAGGAGATAGCCATCTTGAGTACAGATTTACTCGAACGTTTTAGTTTAAATTTAACTGCAATAGAGTACCCAAAAAAACCAACCTCTTGGAACATCGCTGGTATTTTAAAAGGGCAAAATGCTTTTTATAAATTTGATGTAAGAGATATGTTTAAACTGCCTTCTGGAGAATGGGCTCAAAAAAGTAATATGAAAAATAGTGCAGATAAAATGGTTCTTGAAGGAGAGAAAGAATGGCTTATTTTAGATCTTGAAGAGCTTCATGAATATATACGTAGAGAAAATAAGACTAAAGTATACATAAACGATTTGATCTCCGATCTAGAATGGACTATATTTTTGGCCAAAAAGTAGTATAATGGTAGATTATGGCATTACAAAAAGTACAGTTCTTACCAGGCTTCAATAAACAAATCACTGAAACTCAAGCTGAGGGTCAATGGGTTGGTGGTGATAACGTAAGATTTAGATATGGAACACCTGAAAAAATAGGTGGTTGGCAGCAACTGGGTAGCAATAAGCTAACAGGCGCTGCAAGAGCGATGCATCATATTGTAAATAGAAGTGGTCAAAAATATTCCATCATAGGAACAAACAGAGTTTTATATGCTTATTCAGGGGGTATCTTTTATGATATACATCCCATTAGAGCTACAAACACACTCAGCAACGCTTTTACCACAACTAATGGGTCGGCTGCAGTTACAATAACTTTTACTTCAGGTCATAGTCTTGCACCCGGTGATATAGTTCTATTAGATAATTTTAGCAGTATTACAGGATCTAATTTTGGAGCATCTGATTTTGACGATAAAAAATTTATGGTGACTTCGACACCAACAAACTTAACAATAACAATTACAATGCCATCCGCAGAAACAGGATCAGGTGCTACAGCATCTGGTGGTATTAGAGTTCAATCTTATTACTCAGTTGGACCTGCAGAACAATTACCAGGTTTTGGTTGGGGTCTAGCGTCTTTTGGTGGTACGGTTGCTAACGCACTTACAACAACTTTAAACGGAGCAATCGATGCTTCTACAACAACTGTTGTTTTAACAAGTGCTGTTAACTTTCCCTCAACTGGGACAAACCACATACAGATAGGATCAGAAGAAATATCTTATACTGGAATCTCAGGCAACACACTAACAGGCGTGACACGAGGAGCGAGAGGCACAACAGCAGCATCTCACTCTGATGGTGCAACAATTACAAACACGTCTGACTTTGTGGCGTGGGGCGAGGCTGCATCAGGTGACTTAGTAGTTGATCCAGGTCTTTGGTCTATTGATAACTTTGGTGGTAAAATTATTGCATTGATACACAACGGACAAGTTTTTGAATGGGATGCAAATGCAGCGAACGCAACAATAACAAGAGCAACAATTATTTCTGGAGCACCAACTGCTTCAAGAGATATGATTGTATCTACACCAGATAGACACTTAGTATTTTTTGGCACAGAAACAACTATTGGTGATCAATCATCACAAGATGATATGTTTATTAGGTTTTCTAACCAAGAGGATATTAACACTTATACACCTACAGCCACTAACACTGCCGGTACACAAAGGCTAGCAGATGGATCTAGAATTATGGGAGCTGTTAGAGGTCGTGACGCGATCTATATTTGGACAGATACTGCGTTGTTTACTATGCGTTTTATTGGTCCACCATTTACATTTGGTTTTGCACAGGTTGGTACTAACTGTGGATTAATAGGACAGAACGCTGCGGTAGAAGTAGATGGAGCAGCTTATTGGTTTTCAGAGAATGGTTTTTTTAGATATGCGGGTGCCTTACAATCACTACCATGTTTAGTAGAAGATTTTGTTTTTAATGATTTAAATACAACAGCTAACCAACTTATAAACGCTGGAATTAATAATTTGTTTGGTGAGATAAATTGGTTTTATTGTTCTTCTGGTGCAACAGTAATCGATAAATGTGTAACATTTAATTATATTGAATCTGCTGGAGGAAGACCTGTATGGACTACAAGCACGTTAGATAGAACAACGTGGCAAGACTCTGCTGTATTTGGTAAGCCACATGCCACGGATTATGATGCTGATTCTAACAATTCTTATGACGTTGTTGGCAATACAGATGGATGCACTATCTATTACGAGCATGAAACTGGCACAGATCAAGTGACAACCACAGCTACAACAGCAATAACTTCTAATATTGAGTCTGGAGACTTTGATATAAGTCAAGGTG